AGTGGATCAAGCAAAATCGAAAAGATTGGTCCCACAAGGAACAGCTTGAGCAGGTTTCCAAAGTTATCGCTTTGTGTGGAAAATTTTCACCTGTGGAGGAGGCGATCCTTGCCGAGTGGTCATACCGAGACTCCCAGCGTGGCATTTGGGGAATGAATGCCTGGGTTCGAGGTGGAAAACTCCCGATCGGTGGCTTGTTCACCGCAGCGGGTGGTTCCACCCCGATGGTCTAGGGGTGCCCTGTGTCAGTACCGGCGGTCTGTGTAGGCCACGTTCCCTTTAAGGAGTTGGGGCGTGGCTGCGCAGTTGTGAGACCTCCGGCTGCACAGGGTAGTGATCCGCACAAGAGGCGGTGGGTGAGGATAGCGAGATTGGACTGTGATGGTGCATACCTCCCAATGGCACATCACAATTGTCCGGAAAACCAGCTGGCGGCGCTGAGGAATCGGGTCCTCGGCGCCGTCCCCGAGCCAACCACCATCGGCTTGGTCGAACTTCGACAACACGCGCGCCGCATCCGGAGGCGCCTTCCCTCAGTACCAGCGGAGGATTGGCTGGACGTGCCCCTGCATTACACAGGCTCCAAGCGACTCAAGTACGCTCGAGCGGTGCAAGACGCTTTTGATGAAGGAGTGTCACGCAAGGACGCAACCGTGGAAATGTTTGTCAAGTTCGAGAAACTCTCGACCAACAAGGTCAACCCCGATCCCCGGGCCATACAATTTCGCTCTCCCAAATATTGTGTGGCCCTGGCCAGGTTTTTGAAGCCAATGGAGAAGGTCCTGTATGCTCTGCGCGGTGATGGGCGTGACTTGCCCGATTCGCGCGTCATAGGAAAGGGTCTCTCCGCGGTGGAAAGAGCCAAGTTGCTCGTGCACAAAATGGGCAACTTTTCTGATTGTGTGGTACTGTCCCTCGACGCATCGCGCTTTGACCAGCACGTGCACCGAGAGCTCCTCAAGATCGAGCACGAATTTTACTTGGCGATGAACAACGACCCCGAGCTGCGCGAGTTGCTATCTTGGCAACTTGACAATATCGGGAAGTCGAAGCTCGGTGCCTTCTACAAGTGCTCCGGTCGCAGGATGAGTGGCGACATGAACACCGCTTTGGGCAATTGCCTTTTGATGGTGCTAATGGTCTCCAGCTTTA